ATGTGCTATCTGCGCCCACTATCATCCAGTGGTCATAGCAGTCGTTGATGTCCTCTGCTTCGATAACTCTGTTGAATGGTTCTCCATTCAATTCACCTGTGACTCGGAAGTGCATTTGTGATTTCCCCAAAAGATGCTTGAGTGCGCTTCTTATTCGATTCGCACACCTGGTATTTCGCCTTTTGAAATGGCTAAGTCATAAATTTGCGCAGCACTATACCCATCTCGCATCCATGAATCTAAGGCGCGAATAGCCTCGCTACGCTTTTTATCTTCTCTTTCATTTTTGATATCAACGAGGACATCAACGCAATTAAGGCATATGTGGATTTTGTCCTTACATTCGATCATGGCAGCTTTACCATGATTTCCGCCACACAGTGAGCATAAATCTTCAGGGTCTGGCTGGTATTTCTGTAACGTTAAAGGGTTGAATGTTGAACAGGCCATAATCATCTCCAATAAAACAAAACTCGCCGTAGCGAGTTCAGATAAAAGAAATCCCCGTCAGTGCGAGGATTGTTATTGTCTTTTCTTCGTGCATTTGTCGCACTTTCGGCACCATCCAGATAGGCACATCCGTCCGCAATTAACACATATAGGCCACATCATTTTTCCTCTTTTGGTTTATGAATCTGAATGGTCATGCCGCTTTGAGTGGTGACTACAATGACATAACCAGGCTGAAGACTGTTAAGATTGAATGACTTCGTAAAACGAATCCAAGGCCAGCGCTTTTTTATTCTTTCGGTTCCACCAACGCCATCCCTTGCTACAGGCTACACTGACAATCCACTGCCCACTCCTGTAAGCCATATAAAACCAGATGAGCAAAACCTGAAGGAATGCTATCCAGTCAATAATCGTATATTTCGCGAAGGAGTCCATCACTTCACCTCCTGCTGCGGTGCTGCTGGCATTTCACGCCAGTGCGTAACTGAGTGCGGATCCGGATATTCGGTGCCATCATCCCAGCGATTGCCATTCCACATTGCAGACCACATCTCACCGTCTTCATACATGACCATTACCGGAATTAACTTATCCGGCATTCGCTCACTACAGCATATCCAACCATCCGGAGTTACCGGAGAGTTGCCCGATAGCGCATTACGCAATCGCTCCAGCTTCACGTATTCCTGAACCCTGTTTCCGTCGCATGCCTGAAGCCATTGCGCAGCCTTTTGCGCATCAGTGTGAAAGGCACAAGTGCGACCGTCATCAAATTGCATTTCGTAGAGGTCAGCAACTTGTTCAAACTGCGTATGTTGTGACTTGTAAGTTTGGCTTACAGGTTCGGCACCATGAAGCATGGCGGCGCGGAGTTTCTGTATCTCCCGTGCCATTATTGCGGCCTGACGAGGAGTGAACATATCACCTGCAATAATTCTGTTTAGTTCCTCGTCAGTGAACTCATAATCATCAGGAACATTGTGAACCTCAGCATAAAGAGGCTTTTTTGAGAAATGGTCATCGTAAAACATCCTCCGCACTTACCAGTCCGTTTCGCAAAAGATAATCCATCGCCCTATCAGGTAATTTGCAATCAGGTTTTGCTTTTTTCAGTTGGCTGACCAATTGTTTAACCAGCATTGTTAATTCGATCACCTGGTAGCGCGGCAATGGTGAATTATCGGATTTGCCCTGACTGTCATCACTGCATGAATGCCCTTCCAGCCCAGGCCAATGCTTGTCGCATGAAATACGCAATATGTTTGCCGTGGTAATCGTCTTCATCGATGTGAAAAGCGATACTGCGGATGTATTCTATTGCATTTTCAATGGCCTCCAACGCTATCGGCGCTGGCGGTGCGGTATAAAACTTCGTCCCCAGCGGCAACAACTTCATCGCTTTTTCTCCCTTAATGATGCGATAAGTTGATTTCCCGCCAAGGTCTACCGTTCCATCCATAACAAGGCCGAGTCGCTTCTCTGAAACCTCACCAATAGGCTCTGCTTCCAGCGATGCCAGAGCAATTCGTGCCAGTTCTTCCGCTTCTTCTGCTGGCAGTACAACGTTGCTACCAGGTCCGTATGTTTCGCGCCACTGCTTGATTGTCAGTAGTCGCTCTTTGGTAATAGTGGTCATGGGTTATCCTCTTAGCGCCACAACGCGCACTTCTGGGTCAAAAGATGGTGCATTCTCATCTGTAACATCAGCAACATGACCTACAAAGTCGTTATACTCACCCTCTGATTGGTCATAGCCCTGCCAGACCACGACAGCCTCAGGAGGCATTTTTCTGAGCTTGCTGATTAACTGCCTAACCGTCAGCGACATCTCACTCTCCTTTGATGCGAATGCCAGTAGCGCGGATAGATTTCCATTGTTTCCACATTCGGTTGAAGTCTGTGCCTGATAAGGTTGCGTTACGGTATCCAGTTTCGGTACGCAATCCTTCAAGCGTCGATTTGGAGATACAAATTGAATGCATTACCCATGATTCAAACAAATCACGCTCCCGGGCTTCGCAACTTTGCTTACTCATCTCTTCGATACGTTCAGCCATCGCAGCACACTCTTCAAAGTTGCTTAATGCTTTTCGCTCCCATTCGGCGCATTGTTTTCCAAGCTCTGCAATCAGCTTGTCTTTGCCTTCCAGCTCAACACGCAGTTTCCCTACCGTTAGCGCAATATCCTCGTTCTCCTGATCGCGGCGTTTGATGTATTGCTGGTTTCTTTCCAGTTCATCCAGTAATGCCAGCACAGTAGCCGGATTGGCTGCGGCGATGAATTCAGCATTGGCCTGCTGTTCCATTTGGAAATCTTCATCGAAACCGCTTTCTGGATGTGCTCCTTCAATTCTGCAAATGGGAAGATATCCAACAACTTCACGATGAATTAACGCATCATCACAATCAAATCGGCTCTCTCCATATTCGAGCGACCATACACCACACGTTGCTTTTTCTGCCTTGGCACGCAGTGCCTGATAGTCAATCAGGCTCACTGGTTGCCTCCTTTGCGAATCTGTTCCGCCCATTCTTCAAGGGATTTCTCCGCATATTCACCAGACAGGCCATCAATCGGATGCGGTTCATTAGCCAACTCTTCTTTCGCTGACAGAATCATGCGCGTAACATCGAAAACTTCACGTAAAGACTTATTGATAAATCCGTGGTTGAAAGCAGCAGCAAGACGGCTTGCGGCATAGTTAATACCCTCGTTGCGTGCTTCCGCACGTACTTCAGCCAGGAAAGCATCGGTGGCTGGGGTTTTGATTTCGTTAAGCGCATCACTGAATAAACCACGCTCCATACCTAGCTCTGCTTCGTAATCGGCATCGAATGCAGCGTCTTTGCAGAACTTCTTCATCCCCGCACTCTCCGCTGCCAGCGCCGCGCACTTGGCCTCAAGGTTATCAATCGTGATTCCAGCAGAACGACACTCCCGCAACGCCGTTTCCAGTTTTGATTCAAGTTCACCGAACTTACGGACAAGATATTCAGCGTTTGTTTCGTTAACCTTTAGATCTCGTGGGATGCATTTACCTTTCAGAAAACCATCCATCTCAATTAGTGACATTTGTTTCATTTTTTCCCACTCCGCCACATAGCATTCAGATATTTGTTGTCATTAACAGAACCGAAACTCTTTCTCTTAAGCAATTACTCTCTCGATGGCATTGGCTTTACGCGTTGGCGAATAATCATTTCTGCCGGAAGAATGCCGGGATTGTATGCAAGTCCTCTCATGGTAAATTCCTCAGTCATTACTGATAGCGCCATAGCGTGAGCGGTAATTACGCAGGCGCGGGTCAATTTCAGGGAAGTGGGTATATGTGGCTTTGCGGAATGGTCGGATTGATGTCTGGTAAATTCGCTCGCGTTCTTCTTTCTCTGCAAGCCATATACAATGGCGAAATTCCTTTTCCTCTTTCGTTTCCTGCGGTAGCGACATTATCCGATCGTAGTTTTTTCTGAATTTATCCAGCACCTCCGATACGGAATTGCCGGAACAGCGGCGTGGGTCATCCGCACCATACAGAGGCGCTGGCATAATTAAATCCTTATTTTTCTAAATCAGAATGGGATGGAATCGTCGTATACAGGAGTGTTCTGCTGGTTACTACTTTGCTGCTGCGGGCCATTTCCTGAAGCTGCAAATCCAATCTTTGCATTCAGTAATTCAAGAGTGATTGATTGACCATTTTGCCCCTGATAAACATCAACCCTGATGTTTTCTCCGGTAATTTCCACAATGCCACCTTCAACAAGAACACTACGGTAGTAATCCGCTTGCGCTCCCGGCTTGGCAAATACAACGGCGCTGTAGTTTGTCCATTCTTTCTTTTTTGTCTGGCGATCGTAATACTGAACGCCAGCACGGATGTTGAATCCGATATTTTCCCCGGCCTGAAACTCTCTTGCGGGCTTGTTTAGTCTTACAGTAATCGAATGTGCCATTAAGCAGCAGCTCCTTCTAATTCGTCTCGTCTGATGTTGTAAACGTCCTGCGCTTTGTGCTGCTCCGGTGTGCCTTCGAGCATCTTCCACGCTTTGGCGAACGCCTGTTTAAGCTCTTCCACGGTGTTTTTCTGCAATGCTGCGTCAGTGAATGCTTTTAGAACCTGTTCAGGTGTAGGTGATGGTTTTGACTGCTTTGCTGCTGCGTTCTGCTGATGTTTATGCTCGTCGGTATCTGCATCTTTCGCATCATCAATGCCGAACAAACCATTGAGGCAATACTTGCGTGCATAAGAGCTTGTAGCTCCCGTAACTTGTGCAGAATCCATTCCTTTCTTGCTTTCTTCCTCTCGTGCAAGAGCGGTTGCCGTATGACTGTTTTCGCCATCGGTAATAGTTGCCGTGGCTTTCACATAATACCGATCACCAATCAACACAACTTCATCGCTGATTGATAAAAACAGGCCATTCAGTAACGGCTTAACGCCTTCAAGAATGTCTTCGCAGCTTCTGTATTTATATTTACCGAATGAGTTGTACTGATTCTTTGGCGCGTTCAAGTTCTCCTGAATAGCTGCCAGTCTTGCGTAAAAGTCTTTGCTCATATGTTTGTTCTCAGAATGGGCATGGCCCAAGGAAATAACGCTGATTTAATACTTCAGTCTTTGCCGCATTTAAAAATACGCGAACACCTTCACGATCTCCCTTCTGGCGATACATTAACGCCTGCTGCGTGTACATGCGTCTCTGTAACTTGCTCTCCTTCACTGTGGTTGCAAGTGACATGAATATCTCCTTCGTTACCGATTAATTCTTTCATCTGACGAATGAATTCTTCGTCTGACCAGTTATCTGTGAAACTCATTTCCTGCGATACCACGGAAGGTTGATAGCTGATTTCATCGCTTTATTTGCTTCAAGCCACATTTTTGAATCACCAATAAATCTGGCTATTACTGCTTTGTTTTGTGCCGCACGAAGCATCTGGTGATTAATGGCTATTTCATTGCGCATAACGCCTCCAGTTGTTTCTTTGCTGCTCTAATTAATTGTTTAACTCGGCGTGATAATTCAGATTCGTGCGGGTAGAAAGCGGACATGACGCCGCTACCCGCGAGCTGAAAGTGCATCATGGGTAACTCCTTATATTTGATTGCATAACGAAAACGCCTCGAGTGAAGCGTTATTGGTATGCGGTAAAGCCGCGCTTAGGCGGCTGATGTTTCTTCTTTCAGGCTTTCGAGATATTTACGTGGGTCGTCGTAACATTGGCATTCGCTGTACCAATCCACCCAGCGATCAGTAAGCCCCACCTCTGATAAATCTTCATCGGTAAGGCTCTCATCCCACATCTCAAGGCCGTTAGCATTGCAGTAATCAGGCTTGATGTTGTTGTCATACTGAAAGGCGTCATAATCAGCCAGTGCGCCCATCAGGCGAACACCCTCTTCAACACTTGCCACTTCTGCAATGAACGGTTTCATAGGTACTTGCGGGATATGCCAGACACGTAATTTCATATTTCCTCCGTCAAAAAAATCGCCCTCACATTGGAGGGCAAAGAAGATTTCCAATAATCAGAACAAGTCGGCTCCTGTTTAGTTACGAGCGACATTGCTCCGTGTATTCACTCGTTGGAATGAATACACAGTGCTTATTCGTACTAATAAAATACCCAATTTTCTGTTTCTTGGTTGTGTCCAAAGTTATATTCAATATCTGGTGTTGATGTATCAATATTTTTCATCCCATCAACAAGAGTTGATACAACAGCCAAATCTTGTTTTATTCTCATTAAATGGTATTTCTTCCGGCGCAATAAACTTTCAATAGCAAGTTTCTTCGTTGGGAATGCAAAAGATCTTTCTGCATTTTTTGCTACTTTCTTAATTGCATATCTATTTCTCTTTTGTTTCCATTCCTGTAACCACTGATTTGGTGCTGGTTTAAAATTAACAATCCAATGCGCAGGAACCAACCATGCATAATGCTCTGTCTGATGAAAAGCTATATATTGAAGTGCGAATATTTTGATTCCATCTTCTTCAACTGTCGCCTGGAATCTCCAGAAAACAGGCATTCCATCATGTTCAGTTTCTGATTCAGGAAAAGGTACGCTCCATGATTTTGTCATATCTCACCTCAAATAAGTGGTTTGCTGTCTAATTTCATTTTCTGGCGACCAACACAAGTCACACCCATTTCACTGCGTGGCTTGCGGTAGTAAAGATTGTGCCTGTCTTTTAACCACATCAGGCTCGGTGGTTCTCGTGTACCCCTACAGCGAGAAAAATAGTAAAATCCTCTTACCCCTACAGTAAGAGAGTAATTTATATGGATGTGTTATCTGGTATAACTGCCGCGAAACAGGCTTATGATCTGCTGAAGACAATAAAAGAAACCAGAGACGATGCTGTTATCGCTAAAGCTATTGGTGATCTACACCAAAGAATAACTGACTTACAGATGCTTAATGCGGAGCTCTCTGGCCTTTATCAGGCCGAGAAGGAGATCGCAATGAAGCTTCGAGATGAAAATAGAAAAATCAAGATGTTTGTTGTGCAAGCTGAGAATTATGAACTTCATACAACTGAAGGTGGTTCTGTCGTGTATCGACCTAAGAGTCATTCCGATCCTTCTATTCAGCAGCATAACCTTTGTGCACATTGCTTCGGCGAACATAAAATATCGATACTTCAACCAAGCACGGTTACTATAAAATCTAATGGGTTCTTTGTGCATTCATGTCCTCGCTGTAAGAATGAATACCGGATGTATAGAGCGCCAGACCCTAAGCCTGTATATGTACCGCCGCTGACAAATTATTAATTTTATTCCTGAAATGGCCTCTTCACCCCCTTACTTTGTCAGGGGGATATCTCCTTCAGTTTTGACCATTCGCCTTAATACTTTCCTTAAGTCGATGTAAAGTTGAAGGTCTCCATTTGCTGCGGCATCAGCCATTTTTTGCCTGACAAGCAGTAATGTTTCATACGGCTCAATAAGAATATCGTCATGAGTAATTAGGTGAAGCGTTGCCGCATCAACTATTCCTAGAGCTGCGCCAAGTATCAAAAATTCCCTGCTATTTTTGTCGCATGAGGAGATAAGCGTATTTAGCGCATACCTAATATTCTTTATAGCTGTTGTTAATGCTGCAATTTCTTCTATGGCGTCTTCTCCAATGAGCTTTTTAAGCTCATATTTTTCTTCCTGACCCATAATTACCTCGCCGTCAGTTGTTTTGATTTCCGGTAGCCTGCCGCGTAAATGGCTACGTTTGGCAGGCAAATACTTCCACTGCATTCATCTGCCTTCTTGCAGCGAAGGCTTCCGAGTGATGCTGCTTTATCTGCTCTGACGCAACCAGAGAGCTTTAGCGCAATTTTTCGTGCCAATCGCTGTTCTTGCATTGCCTGTTCACGTTGAGCCTGTCTGCGTGCTCTGCGGCGATTTCTGGCGTTATCGTCAGCCAGATATGTAATGACTACTGTCATGTTGACCTCCGATGATTGACTTTGGCGGTGACGCGCCGCGTGCTTATCTTCCGGTTGCCGTCTTGCAGCTGCACTTCACGTCACCCCAAAGCCAACTACTCTTTGGTTCCCGCATTTCGGCGGGACAATCCCATCAATGTTAAAGAGCCTGCCAATCTGTTCCGTTTGGCTTCCAGCGTCCTGCTGATGGCTTAAAGATAACTTAGGTTATAGGTGTGGTCAATAACCTAATTTATATTTTATGGTAAATAGGTTATAAGTGATGGATAACAAAGGTATTTTATTTTTGTAAATGTTGCTGATTGATTGGTGTTTGAGGGCTTGCGTGCGGGGTGAAGGTGTTACCTTTGGCTTGATGCTTGTCTATGATGAGGATGGTTGATTGGGTGGTGAACGGCAGGAAAAGAAAACCCGGCGCTGAGGCCGGGTGTTTTTAGTCTTTTCTTTTGCTTAGCATTTCGTCGATTTCTAAGTCAATACGATATTGATCTATTGCTTTTCTCTCGTTTGGGGTTGGTATTTTATACTGTTCAATTAGATCTGTTGTGTATTTTATTTCATCTAATGTGATTTTTATATCAGAGAGAATCTCTTTTATATCAATTATATGCTCTTCTTCTTTTGCACGATTAGAGCTATGTTCAATCATTTGAGATAGCTTTTTACTAATGCTTAGCAAAACAAAAAGAATGATGACCAAAACAACAACAAAAACTATCAGAAATTCCATTATCCCTCCGCACTTCCGTAAGTCTTCTTCTGATTATCGGTTACCAACTATGAGACGACCAGAATACTCTGCCAATAATCCTTACGGTTTCATGAAATTCATCTCTATCCATTACTTCATCCGGGTACTCTTCGCGATTTATTGATCTGATTATCACCGATGTAGGGGTGGCGATTAATGTTTTTACTCGTAACAAATCAGACTGGCAAATAGCGTAGGTTTTACCATCTCTGATTGTGGTATCTTGCGTGTTAACACCAACAACATCGCCATCGTGAAGCGTTGGTTCCATGCTTTGCCCTACAACCCTAACTAGCTTGGCTGATCTTTCAGATACTCCCATCTTTTTCAGATAGTGCTTTCTGAAAACCAAAGAGAACTCCGATGATTCCTCTAGCTCGCAGCTACCGCTTCCAGCTGAAAGCGAAACGTTAAGAAGAGGCAACGCAACAAACTCGTCATCGTTTCTTTTAATGTCTTCCCATACCACAGCTTTTAAAGATGAATCACGGACATTGGATGGTTCTTCATGTGCACCATCCCTCATTTCACCAATACCAGAACTAAGCCATTCAGGGCGCACTTTTAAAGCATTGGCTAATTCAACCATCTTGCGAGATCCGTTTGTTTTACCGGACGACATCTTCTGTATGGCTGGCTGAGATATTCCAACCATGTCAGCAAGCTGTGATTGTGATACCCCTGCTGAGCTCATGGCTGCATTTAGTCTTTCTGCGAATGTTTTCATACCCACAAATCTATAACTACGGTTATCCAAAGTAAAATAACAAAGGTTATTGCTATTTTTTATAACTTGAGTTATCTTTGGTTATAAGTAATGACCACAAGAGGTATGCTCATGAATTTAGTAATTCAACGAGCCTTGAAAATTGTCGGTAGCCAAAAGCGCCTTGCCGACAAGTGTGGTGTAACGCAGCCAGCAGTACACAAATGGCTGAAAGGCGGGTTGGTCTCTCCAGAGAAAGTTACCGCCATCGTTAACGCCACTGGAGGGCAGATCAAGGCTTACGAAATTCGCCCCGATTTGCCACACCTGTTTCCAAAACCGAATCAGGCAGCATAAGTAACACCGCTCTTTAACAGTCATGGTCCTCATTCCCGCCGAAATGCGGGAATACAACGCGCATAAGTTGATGCGCATAACTTCTTATTTGTTAAGGAAATACTTACATATGGAACTTACAAGTACTCGCAAGAAAGCGAATGCAATTACAAGCAACATCCTGAATCGAATTGCTGTACGTGGTCAGCGAAAGGTTGCTGATGCATTAGGGATCAATGAATCGCAAATTTCGCGATGGAAAGACAGCTTTATCCCAAAGATGGCCATGCTTCTGGCTGTGCTGGAGTGGGGTGTTGAAGACGAGGAATTAGCGGAGCTGGCAAAGAAAGTAGCCATGGTGCTGACAAAAGAAAAGCCTCAAGACTGCGGCAACAGTTTTGAGGCCTGATTGTAGAAAGACTGTATCAATCCACAGGAGTAATTATGACAAAACGTCGTAAGAAATACCAGGAAAAAGAAGAGATTCGACACCCTGATTCACCTGAGGGATTAGTGGTAGCCGCAGCAAATAACAGGGCGTTCGCAGAGCGCCTTGTTGGTGTTTACAGACTAGCCAAAGCAGGAGTGAAACATGGGCGTCGTTAAGTTAGCTGATTACAGGCCTCAACTGGAGGTCGTGGAGCATCGCGTGGCAGATACCGAAGATGGTTTCATGCGCGTTGCTAACGAGATTATCGACAGTCTGCTGATGGCTGATTTAACCGTCCGGCAGATGAAGGTGATGCTCGCTATCATGCGCAAGACATACGGATTCAATAAGCCGATGGATCGACTCACAAACACGCAGATAGCAGCCATGACAGGTATTCATCACACTCATGTTTGCGCTGCCAAGCGCCAGCTTATTGAGCGTAAATTCCTCATTGCTGATGGCGTGAAAATCGGAGTGAACAAGGTGGTTTCTCAGTGGATTAGCCAGGACAGCTTAACATTAGCTAAAACAGCTAATAAAACATTAGCCGAGTCGGCTAATGGGTATAAGCCAAGTCAGCTAAACACAAAAGACAATATACAAAAGACAATAAATACAAATACCCCCTTACCCCCTAACGGGGGCGGCGATGGGCAGGTTAAACCTGAACGTCGCAAGGCAGAACGAATCGACTACGAATCCTTCCTGAACGCCTACAACACCGAAGTCGGTGACAGACTTCCACACGCTGTTGCGGTCAACGAGAAACGAAAACGCCGCCTGAAGAAAATCATCCCGCAACTGAAAACGCCAAACGTGGACGGTTTCAGAGCGTATGTCAGGGCGTTTGTGCATCAGGCCAAGCCGTTTTACTTCGGAGACAACGACACGGGCTGGACGGCAGATTTTGATTACCTGCTGAGGGAAGACTCGTTAACGGGAGTTCGGGAAGGGAAGTTTGCAGACAGGGGGATTGCATGAGACAGGATATCGAAGCGAGCGTTATCGGTGGCTTGCTGATTGGTGGATTAACACCAACCGCCAGCGACGTTCTGGCAACGCTGGAGCCGGAAGCGTTTTCAATTCCGCTCTACCGGAAAGCCTTCGAAGTTATCCGTAAGCAGGCGAGAAACAGAAACCTAATCGACGCGCTGATGGTTGCCGAGGCGTGCGGAGAGGAGCATTTCACGTCAATCCTGATGACCAGCAAAAACTGCCCGAGTGCCGCAAACCTGAAGGGATATGCCGGAATGGTCGCGGATAACTATCACCGCCGTCTGGTGCTGGAAATCATGGACGAAATGCGTGAACCAATTCAGAGCGGAACCATCGATACATCGAGTCAGGCGATGGACGAGCTTGTAAAGCGTCTCTCAGCCATCAGAAAGCCCCGTGACGAGGTTAAACCTGTACGGTTAGGGGAAATCATCACTGACTACACTGACACGCTTGACAGGCGTCTGAGGAACGGAGAAGAGTCAGATACCCTGAAGACCGGAATCGAAGAACTTGACGCCATCACCGGAGGGATGAACGCGGAAGACCTGGTGATTATCGCCGCTCGTCCTGGTATGGGGAAAACCGAACTGGCGCTGAAGATTGCCGAAGGTGTTGCAAGCCGCGTTATTCCTGGTTCTGACGTCCGGCGCGGAGTGTTGATTTTCTCGATGGAAATGAGCGCATTGCAGATTGCAGAGCGGAGCATTGCCAACGCCGGGAGGATGTCGGTTAGCGTACTGCGAAATCCTGCATCGATGGATGACGAAGGCTGGGCGCGTGTTGCTAACGGCATGAGTCAGCTTGCAGATTTGGATGTATGGGTAGTCGATGCCTCGCGGTTATCGGTAGAAGAAATTCGCTCAATCGCAGAGCGGAACAAACAGGAAAATCCAAACCTGTCACTCATCATGGCGGATTATCTTGGCCTGATTGAGAAGCCGAAAGCAGACCGCAACGACCTCGCAATTGCTCACATCTCAGGAAGCCTGAAGGCGATGGCGAAAGACCTGAAAACGCCTGTTATCTCCCTAAGTCAGCTTTCGCGCGATGTTGAGAAGCGACCAAACAAACGCCCGACAAACGCAGATTTGCGTGATTCAGGAAGCATTGAGCAGGACGCAGACTCAATCATCATGCTCTATCGGGAAGCGGTATATGACGAGAACAGTAGCGCCGCACCATTTGCTGAAATCATTGTGACGAAAAACCGGTTTGGCCCACTTGGTACGGTTTACCAGCGGTTCTGTAACGGACACTTTGTTGCATGTGACCAGGATGAAGCCAGACAGATTTGCACAGCATCAAATGCACCTGCTTCGCGTGGCAGACGATATGCACAAGGGGCTGACGTATGACCATCTACATCACTGAGCTAATAACAGGCCTGCTGGTAATCGCAGGCCTTTTTATTTGGGGGAGAGGGAATTGGAGGCTTTAAGAAATGAGTACGATAGCTGAGCTTGTCAGGGCTAATTTTCGTGAAGAGTTGGTGCGTTGGTATCGGTATCGTTCATCGTCCAGTTTGCCGATTGATGAGTTGTATGAGCATTCACCTGCTGCACGACGCTATCCGCGTGACCGTGTCCTTCGACGGTTGTTCAAACTCAACAATGAGTTTCAGCGCAACAGAATAATCCGGAGTCTGGATTTAAAGTGAAGGAGTGAGCATGAGTCGAAGAAGTAGCTTTTTGGGGTTTGTAATATTCCTGTCCTGCACTGGTTACATCGTAATCTGGTCAATTTCGAACATTGACCGTGGCGGGGAATATCTCATTGTAATGTTCTTTCCTTTGTTTCTTGGGTGGTACGCCGCAAGGTTGCTGGAAGAATGGGGTTACAGGCATAAAAATAAAGGAGTGTTCAGTGAAGCAAACCCTTTTTTATTGGATTAAGAGCGAGGGGTAAGTACCGATGGTAAATGCATTTATTTGTAGTTTATTTCTTGTCGCGATTTTTCATGGATTCCTTCTGATGATGAGTTTTGTTCTCTGGAATAATGGATATCGCATATTGGGAGTAGGTTTTGTTTTACGGTTTTCAGTTGTCTGCGCGTTGCTACCGATAATTATGGCGACTATCAAATATTATTGGTAACCCAAAAAATCATCGATGGAGAGTGATATGGACGAATCAAGAAAGCAGTTTGAGGAATACGTTGCCAAAAAATTGAGATTACCATTCGAGATGATAACCGAGGCAAGAAATGGTGATAGGTACTTCGCATTTTCAAGCATGGATATTCGTCACTCCTTAAATGAGTGGTGGACTTTATGGCAGGCATCGCGAGCAGCTATTGAACTGGATATCGACTGGCCAGAATCGAATGACGACTTTTGGAAAGATGGTGAAGAAGGTGCTTATGCGATGGGTTATGAGGATGGGCGTGACAAAACGGTAATTGCAGTAATGAAAGCTATCAGAGCCGCTGGAATTAAAGAGAAGAATTTCGATGAAGCAAACAATATTCCTCCGAACTAAGCAACAACAGCAAGCCGCAATCAACGCCATCCTCGCAACACCACTCGATAAAGACAAGCCAGTCACCATCCGCATTACTGACTACAAGCGCAACCTTGACCAGAACGCAAAATTTCACGCGATGCTGGCGGATATCGCACGTCAGGTTCAATGGTGCGATAAGTGGTTAAAACCAGAACAATTGGAAGGTTTTGTTGATTAGCGGTCATGCAGTGGCAACAAAGCAGGAAGCTGATGTTTTGCCCGGCCTTGAAGGCGAATACGTCAACATTCGCGAAAGTAGCGCGCAGATGAGTGTGAAGCGTATGGCAAGTCTGATTGAGTACACGACAGCATGGGCTATTGGTCAGGGCGTCAGATTTACCGACAGGAGGTACGAATGAGACGACAGCGACGAAGTATCACCGACATAATCTGTGAAAACTGCAAATACCTTCCAACGAAACGCTCCAGAAATAAACGCAAGCCAATCCCAAAAGAATCTGACGTAAAAACCTTCAACTACACGGCTCACCTGTGGGATATCCGGTGGCTAAGACATCGTGCGAGGAAATGACAATGCTTTTAATTCAACCTGGATTTGGACTTAGCATCAAAAAAGGCCACATGTTTGGTGAGAAAGAGTCACAACGAAAAATGGTGTCTATCCGGTTGCCATTTATCAGTATTTATTGGCTAAACAGGGAGGCAACAAATTATTGGTATACATGCGCCAGAGCAGCATTTAACGACCCTGACTGGTTTGTGAAAAACCACCACGCAGTTCGTCAGGCAAAGAGAAAGGCCAATATGACATACATGAAGGCGTATCAAAAAGCATGGAAAGAACACCGCGATCGATACCAACAAGACATGGAAAAGCTTGAATCAGAAAACATGGAATTAAGACGAAAGCTCGGTGAAGCAAAACGAGACATTGATGCTTACAAGCGACTTTTTAATGGTGAAAGCCATGCTTAGCCCATCCCAATCCCTTCAATACCAGAAAGAAAGCGTCGAGCGAGCTTTAACGTGCGCTAACTGCGGTCAGAAGCTGCATGTGCTGGAAGTTCACGTGTGTGAGCACTGCTGTGCAGAACTGATGAGCGATCCGAATAGCTCAATGTACGAGGAAGAATACGATGGCTAAACCAGCGAGAAGGAAATGCAAAATATGCAAGGAATGGTTTCACCCGGCATTCTCAAATCAGTGGTGGTGCTGCCCGGAACACGGAACTCAATTAGCACTCGAACGACGAAGTAAAGAACGCGAAAAAGCGGAAAAAGCAGCAGAGAAGAAACGACGACGAGAGGAGCAGAAACAGAAAGATAAACTTAAGATTCGAAAACTCGCCTTAAAGCCCCGCAGTTACTGGATTAAACAAGCCCAACAAGCTGTAAACGCCTTCATCAGAGAAAGAGACCGCGACTTACCATGTATCTCGTGCGGAACGCTCACGTCTGCTCAGTGGGATGCCGGACATTACCGGACAACTGCTGCGGCACCTCAACTCCGATTTGATGAACGCAATATTCACAAGCAATGCGTGGTGTGCAACCAGCACAAAAGCGGAAATCTCGTTCCGTATCGCGTCGAACTGATTAACCGCATAGGGCAGGAAGCAGTAGACGAAATCGAATCAAACCATAGCCGCCATCGCTGGACTATCGAAGAGTGCAAGGCGATCAAGGCAGAGTACCAACAGAAACTCAAAGACCTGCGAAATAGCAGAAGTGAGGCCGCATGACGTTCTCAGTAAAAACCATTCCAGACATGCTCGTTGAAGCATACGGAAACCAGACAGAAGTAGCACGCAGACTGAAATGTAGTCGCGGCACGGTAAGAAAATACGTTGATGATAAAGACGGGAAAATGCACGCCATCGTCAACGACGTTCTTATGGTTCATCGCGGATGGAGTGAAAGAGATGCGCTATTACGAAAGAATTGATGGCAGCAAATACCGAAATATTTGGGTAGTTGGCGATCTGCACGGATGCTACACGAACCTGATGAAAAAACTGGAGACGATAGGATTCGACACCAAAAAAGACCTGCTTATCTCGGTGGGCGATTTGGTTGATCGCGGTACAGAAGAACGTAGAATGCCTGGGAATTAATTCACATTCCCCTGGTTCAGAGCTGTACGTGGAAACCATGAGCAAATGATGATTGATGGCTTATCAGAGCGTGGAAACGTCAATCACTGGCTGCTTAATGGCGGTGGCTGGTTCTTTAATCTCGATTACGACAAAGAAATTCTGGCTGAAGCTCTTGCCCATAAAGCAGATGAACTTCCGTTAATCATCGAACTGGTGAGTAAAGGAAAAAATAATGTCATCTGCCACGTCCGATTATCCTTGTGATAAATACGAGTTTGGAAAGCCAGTTGATCATCAGCAGGTAATCTGGAACCGCGAACGAATCAGCAACTCACAAGACGGGATCGTGAAAGAAATCAAAGGCGCGGACACGTTCATCTTTGGTCATACGCCAGCAGTGAAACCACTCAAATTTGCCAACCAGATGTATATCGATACTGGCGCAGTGTTCTGCGGAAACCTCACATTGATTCAGGTACAGGGAGAAGGCGCATGAGACTCGAAAGCGTAGCTAAATTTCATTCGCCAAAAAGCCCGATGATGAGCGATTCACCACGGGCTACGGCTTCTGACTCTCTTTCTGGTACTGATGTGATGGCTGCTATGGGGATGGCGCAATCACAAGCCGGATTCGGAATGGCTGCATTCTGCGGTAAGCATGAACTCAGCCAGAACGACAACAAAAGGCTATCAACTATCTGATGCAATTTGCACACAAGGTATCGGGGAAATACCGTGGTGTGGCAAAGCTCGAAGGAAATACTAAGGCAAAGGTACTGCAAGTGCTCGCAACATTCGCTTATGCGGATTATTGCCGTAGTGCCGCTACGCCGGGCGCAAGATGCAGAGATTGCCACGGTACAGGCCGTGCGGTTGATATAGCCAAAACAGAGCAGTGGGGGATAGTTGCTGAGAAAGAGTGCGGAAGATGTAAAGGCGTCGGTTATTCAAGAATGCCAGCAAGCGCCGCATATCGCGCTGTAACGATGCTAATCCCAAACCTTACCCAACCCACCTGGTCACGCACTGTTAAGCCGCTGTATGACGCTCTGGTTGTGCAATGCCACAAGGAAGAGTCAATCGCAGACAACATTTTGAATGCGATCACACGTTAGCGCCATGATTGCCACGGATGGCAACATATTAACG